CACCAATTTCAACTTCAACTTGAGCAATAAGTTGTTCACCAGGGAAATCTAACCAACGGGCATAGACTCCTTGTCCTTGTCCAAGGACAAGGGCACCAAGTCCCATAAGTTGGTTAACTTCAGGTAAAGTGACTTGAAGATAAGTTCTGTAAGCCAAATCACCATTTCTACTGATGATACATTGGACACGACGACCGAAATCGGCTTGACCATTGAAAGTTTGTTCAATTGATTCAATTGCAAAGTTGGTGTATCTACGGTAAGTTACTTTCCAAAAAGTAATTTGAGGGTTTCCAGTTAGGTAAACGTCTTGTGCGCCATAGGCGACTAGTTGCATTAATCCACCTCCCATTTTATACAATTGCTAAAGAAAAAAATTTTTTAAATTTAAATTTAATTAAAATTAATTAAATTTAAATATACTTACATTTTATTACATTTTTATAAAATTTTATTTTTCTATAATTTTATTTAAATCCAAATTGCTCTTCATAAATTTCAATAAATAAGAATCTTCAATGATTTCTTTCTTATTTTCATGTTTTTTTGTAAAAATATAAGAACTATCTTTTTTTTTAATACTCCATCCTTCATCTAATGCATTATAAATTAAATTCATTTTTTGAAAAATAATCGGACTTATTTTTATTTTATTACTACTATTTTCTAAATAATCTTCTATATTTATTGTTAAATCCATTATTAATTTTCAAGAAAAATATAAAACTGTTTAAACTTGTATAAGTATAATTAATATAATAATAATATTATGTCTTAATTATAAATTAAAAAAATATTATGTTTTAAATTAAAGTACTTTTGTATAAATGCCTTCATTCAAACCAAAAACAATTAAAAAGATAAAATTTAATAAAAAAAATGCTATAACTTTAGATAACAAACATAAAGAGTTTATTAATGAATTTGCAAAGGATGAAAATAATAGGATACCTGAGTTGCAAAATGAAAGAAACTTAATAAGACAACAACTAAATGATGAAGAAATACCTATTGAACTAAAACTGGATTTAAATGACAAATTGAAAGAAATTAATTTTAAAATAAAAGAAATGAAAAATAAAAAAAAAGAATATTTTTTAGACAATTCAAAATATATTTTTGAATATTTTGAAAATAAAAAAAATATTTCTAATGAAGAAACAAATTGTAATACAAATACAAATAGCAATAAAAATAAATTAGTAAATCATTTCTTTAAAATAAAACAACTAAATGATGAAGAACAAAAAATATCAAACAATAATAACAATAATATTGTTCAAAAATATCTTTCAAATATTGATAACATGTTTTTAGATATTAATTCTTATGTTTATCAAACTGATATTTGTGATTTTTGTTTTAAAGGTGAGTTAATACCATTAGAAGATGAAGGCGTCATGATGTGTAATTCATGTTATAGATATATTCCTTATTTAATTGAAAATGAAAAACCATCCTATAAAGAACCCCCTAAAGAAGTATGCTTTTATGCATATAAAAGAATTAATCATTTCAAAGAAATATTAGCACAATTTCAAGGCAAAGAAACTACTCAGATTCCTCATGATGTTATTGAAAATATTAAATTACAAATTAAAAAAGAGCGAATTGAATTAAGTGAAATTTCAAATATAAAAACAAAAGAAATACTTAAAAAATTGGGATATAATAAATATTATGAACATATACCGTTTATTAAAGATAAATTAGGTATTAAACCCCCTATAATGACAAGTGAATTAGAAGAAACTTTATGCAATTTATTTATTGAATTACAATCGCCTTATTCTAAATTTTGTCCTGACGACAGAGTTAATTTTTTAAATTATTATTATACCGCATATAAACTATGTGAATTGTTAGGTGAAGAACAATATTTATCTCATTTCCCAATGCTTAAAGATAAAGAAAAACGAGTTGAGCAAGATAATATTTGGAAAAAAATATGCGCTGAATTGAACTGGGAGTTTATACCAACAATCTAACTTGACACATTGACGCTTTTCTAAAGGCGAAAACCAACACCCTTAAAGACGTTTTATTATATTTTGTGTAATATAATAAAAGTAATTTTTGTATATTTTTTATTCAACAATAAATTTAGTTAAATATTTATCATATTCAGGTGGTAAATAGGTGTTATCATTTATAGATGTTTTTACTATATTACCATTTCTATCATATAAATCACTAAAACTTTTTACACGTGTCTCTATTTTTTCTATGTTTGTATAATGATCATTATTATATTCTTGATGTGCAAACTGCTCTATCTTATTTTTAATAAATTTACTATCGCCAAAATAAGATAAGTGCCATCCACCGTTATCAATATATTGACAATCAATATGTCTTATACTATTACATGAGATTGATAATTCTTTGTATTTTTTAAACGATATTATTTTTGTTTTATTCCAAACTTCGTTATAAATCTTTGAATTTAAATTATAATAATAAAAATCAACGCTTAATGTGTTTAGTTCAATTTTTATTTCATTATTTTTAATTTTTAACAATGTATTAGGATCTGGTATTTCATCCAAGTCAGTTATTGTTATAATATCTTCATCATTCAAATCTAATTTGTCAAGACCTCTTTTTATTTGATCTCTTTGAAAATTTTCATTTACCCATTGTTCTGATTTATATATATTTATGTTAGGATACTTATATGGAAAATCGTCTACTATAATATGTATAATTTTTTCGTGAAATTTTTCAAATAAATGTTTGTTTTCATTAAAAAATAACATCTTCTCTTTTCCAATAAAAGTGTGCGTAGCTTCTACAATTACAAAATAATCTACAACATCATTTAATATATTCAATCTATACGTTAACAAATCCATTTCATTATAAAAGGTAAAACAATCTATTATTTTTTTTGATGATTTATTCTCAATAGTTTCAAAATTTGACATATTATATTAAAAGTATCTATACAGTATTTAATATATCTCCTTTTATATAGTTTAAAATTTAATATATATTCGCAAAAAATTTTATCTTTTACATAATTTACAATTTTAACTCATTTTTCTATTTGGTATAAAAAAAAATGAGATACTTACACAGGAATATTAGATAATCATAATAAATACTTTTTATTAATAAGCAAAATGTCAAGTAAGAATATTGAATTTAATGTTAAAAATAACGATCATGTTGAAAATGAAAATGTTATATCAAATACCAAAAAACAAAGAAATGTAAGTGAAGATTTAGGTAAAAATATAACAAAGGATCATTCTAGAATATATGATGAGATAGAAAAACAATTCGGTAAAACAAAACAATGTACATTTGGCCATAAAAGAGGCAGTAAAACGGGTGTAAAACACGAAGGTTGTATTGATGTTCCTATAAGAGATTTTGAATTAAGATATGCCTATTTACTTGATGAAAATGTTGTTATAAAAAATGGTGATGGGCTACAAGGATTTTGTAGGAAATGTTCTCAACTACGTAGAAAAGCACGAATAAATAAAGAAACAAATGAAAAAAATGACAAAACGCCGGAACAAATATACGATTTATATAAATTAAAATATGAAACTGATTTAAAAAAATGTTCTCGGTGTAAAATTTTGAAAGATCTATCTGATTTTAATTTATCAATAGGTATGGAGTGTGGATTGCACAATATGTGTAAGTTATGTTCATATGAATACGGTTCATCTGTTGGAGATAGATGGATAATTTACATGCCTGACGGAAATTACAAATATAATAAACACTCTGACGACGAACATGATGATCACATATTTCCATTATCATTAGGAGGATCCAATGAAGCAATTAATCACCAATTAATTAGTTCAACTGAAAATCTAAAAAAATCTAATGATTTATCACATTTTATAAATATTGACAAAATAAATCCAGAATTGTTAAGTTTTCGTTACAGAAAAGCTTTGAATGAATCAACAAATTTGACCGATTTAAAAATTCGGTTAAATCAATATGTTTATGATGATATTTTATTTAGAAATAAACTAAGTGATAATGATCTTTATAAACTGTATAAAAATTATTGTGAAAAAAATAATCTACGGAGAGACATAAATAGGGCAGTAAAAAAATTTAGAGAATATTGTAAATTAAGACAAATAAATAAATAAAATACAAACGTAACCACTAAATATTCCCTAGATGAGTCACTGTAAATCTTAATCATTACAAATATTATAAATTTTGTCGTCAAAACGTTTTTTTATTATTTCAAAAGTGTCTTTATTTATATCACAAAGAACACATTTTCTATTTAATTTGTCGCCAACAAAACCGGTTGTTCCAGAACCGCAAACTGGATCTAAAATATAACTGTTTTCATTGGTATATAAATTTATAATTCGCTCCAATAATTTTTGAGGTTTTTGAGTAGGGTAAACTCTGGGGTCTTTTGAAGTTCTAGTTATTGAATGAATATCAGTCCATAAATTAGATAAAGGAACCCCCTTATGTTCATGTTTATAAATCTTTACATACATGTTTTTTTGTTTAGGTACAAAATGAATTCTATTTTGTTGTATTAAATCTTCTACTATTTCTTTTTTCTGTTTCCAACCATATTTATTTTCATATATAACACCATCTTTTTCAATAGAATACATATAACCGCTTCTTGTTCTGTCGTGTTTAAGCGCGCCTAAACTGTAATCGCCTCTATCATCTTTATTCTTAAATGCCCAAACACTATTTTCATCAATCGGTGTATGAGTTAAATTAAAAATATTATTTGAATTTCTACATGCAAATATAATATCTATAACCTCTCCTAATTTATTTTTAACAGTATTTTTTCCATGACATCTTTTCCAATAAATTTTTTGAATGGTTTTAAAATGCTTTATTAATACATTTTCAGCAATGAAACTATTCTCTGATGATATATGAAATACAAGTGTTCCGTTTTGTGTAAGCATTAAAGATAAATGACATATCAATTTTTCTAGCCATTCACTATATTTATTATCTTCCCATATATCTTGAAATCCAGTGTCATCATCTAAGCTATTAATTGTAAAAGTTCTATTTGTTTGATACGGAGGGTCTAAATATATTAAATCAAATTTTATGTGAGTAGTAAATTGTAATATATCTATGTTAAAATATGAAACATTATTATTAATAATAATTTCATTATCCATTAGTTCGTTATTTAAATTCTTTAAAAATATATTATCATTACTAATTGATAAATTTGTATTTATTATCTCATTTTCATCATTTTCAATTTGTTTGTCTGTAGAAATCTTTTTGTATGTCTTACTATTTATCAATACAATTAATTCTCCCTTGCTTTTTGATTTGCATTTGGAAACCCCAAGTTCTTCACATTTTGTTAACAATTCATTTTTTGATAGTTTATTTAAATCTTTTTCTTCATTAAGACAAATCATAATATTATTACTATTATTTTATATGTACGTTAATATTTAATTCATTTTTTTTATTATCCTATAAAAAATGAATTACATATCAAAAAATTTAAAAGCCACCTGGGAATCTTACCAAGTTAGCACCAATACCGAATCCCGCACCTGAACGAGCTGTAACTCCCATACTAGGGATGTAAGTATCAAGAATACTAAAAGTAGCAGCAGCAGTTAAAGCAATTAAAATAATTTCTTCAATATTTAAAGAACGTTTTGGGATGGCGAAAGCAGCAATAGCTACCATTAAGCCTTCTACTAAATATTTAATGATTCTTTTGATCAATTCACCGACGTTTATTAAACCAGTCATATTATAATAAATAAAAAGAAAAAAATATAATATTGTATTATAAAAACTTAAAGTTTGCTAAATATTAATAATTAAATGGCTGGTAAAAATTCCAAAGTGAAAAATAAAGATTCTGCAAGTATAAATACAAATGCAAAAAATGGCTTTGAGAGAAAGGTTGATAGTCAAAATAACATCAACTCTAAATATGTAGATTTATTAGAAGAAGACAAACCTATTGCAGGTCAAAAATTTGCATGCATTTCATTTGTTTCACCTGAAAAAATTGTAAAACAAAAAGAAATTTTTTATTTTGAAGAATTCCTAAAGAAATGGGATATTAACAAGTCAATGGAAAAGTTTGTTCAATTTTTAAATTTCATTTCGTATAAATATCATTTATCATTTGATGACATATCAAATGATTTTAAAGAATTCGTAAAAGAAGAAAAGGATGAGCTTGCTAAATCATGTATGGAAGACGATTACAAGACATTTTTAGATAACAATGAAGAAGAATTAGATAAATTATTTGGAATACAACACAATTTCCAAACAAGCACACGAGGTATTAAAATAAGAGGAGTTTATCCGACAATGGAAGAAGCTGAAATAAGATGCAAATTATTGCGAGAAGTAGATCCAAACCATGATGTCTTTGTTGGACCAGTTGGTCTATGGATGCCGTGGGATCCAGAAGCATATAAAACTGGTCGCGTTGAATACATGGAAGAAGAATTAAATCAATTAATGCATGAAAAACAGAAAAATGAGACAAATGCAAAACAAAATTTTGAACAAAGAGTGAAAGAAACTAAACAAAAAGCTATTGAAGAAAATATGAAGAAGGCAGAAAAGAGTGGAAATACACTAACTCAGACTATTGACGACGATGGTAATTTGATTGGTATTAACAATATGAGTACAAAAGAAACAAGTTTTACAAATAACAATGTAGATAATGAATTAATAACTGCTGCCGACATTCGTGCTGAATTATTTGAAGGTGAAAATATAGTTGTTGGTAAAAGTGATTATGGACAAAGCGAATTAATAAGTGGACCATTTGCTTTAAACAAGAATAAAGATGATATGGAACAGGGTAATTAAATAAAATTTGTATTTTGAATAATATAATTATAAAGACAATAATTATATTATTGTATATTATTTATGAAAATAGGAGTAGCAATTCCCGCTTATTTTGGACATATTGAATCTTTAATTTATTTACTTGATTCTATTCAAACACAAACTATCATTCCCGAAAAAGTTGTTGTTAGTTGTTCTTCAACAAAGGAAACAGATTTTGATTTTTTTTCTGAAAAATCAAAACAATACACTTTTAATTTAGAAATAATTACTAGCGAAGAGAAAAAATGTGCTGCGCAAAATCGCAATATTGCTGCAATAAAATTGTCGGATATGGATTACATAACTTTTATAGACGCTGATGATATCATGCATCCTCAAAGAATAGAGATATTATTAAAGGTTTTTCAAGATAATGAAAGTGATATTATTTTGCACGATTTTTTAGATTGTGAAACATATGATAATGATTTATTTAAAAAAATAGAAGATGGAAATATTGATGTAAGGATAAATTCGTTAAAACAGTGTTATTCTGGATGTATTACACACAAAGACTTTAATTATATTTTGATAAACAAAATACATCACGGGCATGTTTCAATAAAACAATATATTTTTAATATTGTGCAATTTCCAGAAGAACCGGTGTTTTATACGAAAGAAGACTGTATTTTTTGTTATAGAGTATTTTCTTTACCAAATATTAAGGATTCGTATATAGTAAATAAATTAACTTACTATAAGCCGTCTAATACTCAAATATTATATTTTTAGTAATTTTTAAGTGAGTGGTCTCTCATTTAGTGCAATTGTAATGGGATATTTCATAAAACAATAGTCGCGCCATGTAGTATAATAATTATGATTTAATTCACACCATTCAAACAAATATTTACCATTTGAAGCTTTTAATGGAAATTCTTTCCATAATTTATATTTGAAATGAAACATCAAATTCATTATACCCATTTCGTTTGTTTTACATACTGTATATTTATTCATAGCATGTATTAATTGTTCTTTATTGCATATTTCTAAAATACATGTATCATAAACCCACATACAATTTAACATATGACATGAATCAAAAATATTATCCCCAAAATCTTTTTTAAAAACTTGTATTTTATCATCATTGTCAAAACTTAACTGATATTTAAAAATATTGTCACTTCTGTTAGGCGGTGCATCATTTGGAGCTAAAATAGAGTTATGATAATCAAGTTCTAACACATGTTTAACTTCATCTAAAACGCGTAATCCTGCATCAAAAAAAACTACTCTGTCCCATTGTAAAAAATAGTCATCAAAAACATGTAACTTCTCCCATTGATTTAATTTATTTATTTCTCTTTTATCACTGTTAGAAAATCCATTTGGCCCAATTTCATTCAAAAGATGAGTTTTATCTATTAAAGGAAATTTTTTTTCAATTATATTGTGGGATGATTTATAAGATTCTTCCAAATCAAAATCAATAGTTATCAATACAATGTCTCCTAGCCAATTACCAATTGTTCTTAAATCTTGGATTGTCACGCAAGCTTTATAAAAATATAATTGATCTGTAACTAAAACAAAAACTGTATTATTGTTATTTGTCTCCATAATATAAATATAAATTACTTATATTTATAGTATTTATATTTTAAATTTATATTTTCTTATTTTTATTTTTTACAAATATTTATTTACCATTTTGTCTTCTTAACACTTATTTTTTGGCCGTTACCTCTTTTCTTATTTGCGTTCGGATCGTATTTTTCTTCATCATCATCTGAATTATAATTTTTAGACAATTCCCAAAATTCTTTTGAACCTAACCTAAAATCATTATGATTTTCTGCTTTATACCAAAAAACTTGATCTTGTAATTTATTTGATTTAACATTATTGTTTATTACCAAACATTCATAATTTTCTGTACATTGATCCATAACTTGACAAAATGATTCAAATGTTGGAAACATACCTGCATAATTATCATAAATACGCCGTCTATTTGCAATATAATTCTCTCTTAAAATAAAAACATAATCAATATTTGTACGAAGAGTTGGTGGAATACCAAGTGGATACTGCATAGTTATAACTAACATAATCTTCCAATGACGACCATTCATAAACAATAACCGCATCATTTTATCACGAGACCACGTATTGTCGTAAAGACAATCATCTAATATAACAAAAGCACGAGGGTCAATTGTAGTTCGTTTATATGTTTCCATTTCTTTTTTAATTTGTTTCAAAACAGTTCTTTGCCTTTTTAATATATTTTCAATAATAGCAGTATTGTACTCATTGTGTATAAATAATCTTGGAACCATTTTACCATAAAAACCATTTCCTTCTTCAGTTCCAGAAATGACGGTTCCTATAGGTATATCTTGTTGATAATATAATAAGTCTCTTACTAAAAAACTTTTACCTGTATCACGCTTTCCAATTAAAACAATAACAGGACCTTTTGATTCATTTGACTTAAAACTAATGCTTTTCATATCAAATTTTTTTAATTCTAAAGACATTATTATTTAATTTTAGAAAAATAAATTTATATATTTATACGAATTTAATAATAAGTTAAAAACTCATATTATTTATATTTTAATTACCTAATAATATGAATACAGATATATTTACTAATAACCGTGTTTCTAATCACGTTATTAATATTAATTATCAAAAAAGGAAGAATATTGATCTTTTTAATACTTTAGAAAAAGAAGAAACACTTTTTCTCTCAAAAATACAAAATTATGTTCCAATTTATAATAGATTTTTTTCATTAAATGAAACGAATTATAATAATATTAATTTAAATCATAAATGGTATTTATATAATATAAAAAATAATGATGATGCTAGTAATGATACAAAAAAGATATTCCAATGTCGTGTTAAAAATATAGAAAATGATGAAATAAAAAACAAGAACATATTCATTAAATTGGCTCCATTATTAGATCCATTTAAATATTTAGTTGGTAAATACGCCAATATAAATGAAGACAAATTATTTAATTTACCTGATTTAGATAGTATTATTAATAATAGAAAAAATTGTCATGAAAAATTATTAGATACTAATAATTCGGCTTATGTAGATGGCTTATTTGTTTTTTTAACATCTATATTAAAAAATAAATATAAATTTACTCATGGATTGGAATATTATGGGTCGTTTCTCTCCATAAAAAATAATCTTGTAATCAACGTATTTGATGATTTAGATTATTTAAGCAATTCAGATTTTTTTAACAAAAATAAGAATATTTTATTTAAAATAGATGATTACGACCATTTAATAAGAGATGAAAAACAAAAATTAAAAACTATTAAAATAGACTATACATCTAGCGCAAAATCTACTTTATCTTTAAAATCAATTAATAATGAAATTTTTGAAAATTTATTTGATGATAATCAGGAATTTAATACTAATACTAATAATATTTCAGAAGATATTAGTGAACATATTTTTAATATTGATAACAATGATATTAAATATGTTGATGAGATAAATGCGATCAATACAACTTTAAAATCAACATCAAGTTCTAGTTGTTCATCAAGATTATCTTATACTAATAGCGAAATTAGCGAAACTTGCGAAAATAATGAAATTATTAATAACAATGACTTTGATAATGAAGAAGATTCTGAATATACTACATGTAAATCAGACAGTGATTGGGAAGATATTAATTCAAATTTTGAAGAAGACACCGACAATGAATCAAATGAAGAAGAAATAAATGTAACAATTAGTAAATTTCCGGTACAGTTAATTTGCATGGAAAATTGTGAAAATACACTAGATGATTTAATATTAAGTAATGATCTAACAACAGATGAATGGTTGTCGGCGCTAATGCAAATAATAATGACTTTAATTACATATCAAAAGGTGTTTTCATTTACTCATAATGATCTACATACAAATAATATTATGTATAATGAAACATCTAAGAAATATATTATTTATCATTATAACAAAAAAACATATAAAGTTCCTACTTTTGGTAAAATTTTCAAAATTATTGATTTTGGTAGAAGTATTTTTAAATTTCAAGGTAAAATATTTTGTAGTGATAGTTTTCAAAATGGAAATGATGCTGCTTCTCAATATAATACAGAACCCTATTTTGATAATAAAAAACCTCGTTTAGAACCTAATTTCAGTTTTGACTTATCGCGTCTAGCTTGTTCTATTTTTGATTATTTAGTTGAAGATTTAGAAGAAATCAAAGATATGAATAAAATAGAAGATCCAATTAAAAAAATTATTATTGAATGGTGTTTAGACGATAATGGTATTAATTTATTATATAAAAACAATGGAGATGAGAGATATCCTGATTTTAAATTGTATAAAATGATATCTAGACATGTTCACAATCATACGCCTCAACTTCAATTAGATAGACCTGAATTTAAGATTTTTTTAATTGAAAACTATAATGATTTAAATCGCGAAAGAGAGAAAAAAAATGAAAATATATTTAGAATTGATATTGATAAAATGCCTTCAATGCTATAGGAATAAAGACAACATTATATTTTTTATATTTATATATATTAAAAATACAAAATGAATATAAAAAATAATTTTGGCTTTATAATGACAAGACACGTGAATTCTGAGAAAACAAATAATTACTGGAATAATAGTATAAGATGTATCAGAAGATTTTATCCGGATACTAAAATAATAATTATTGATGATAATAGTAATTATGACTTTGTAAAAGCTGATTATGAATATAAAAATATTGAAATAATACAATCAGAATATAAGGGAAGAGGAGAACTTTTACCTTATTTTTACTTTTATAAAAATAGATATTTTGATAACGCTGTCATAATTCATGATAGTGTTTTTATTCACAAAAAAATTAATTTTGATATAATTAAAGGATTTGATGTTTTACCTTTATGGCATTTTAGTGCTGATAAAGAAAATGTTTTTAATTCTTTACGACTAATTTCAAATCTAAAAAACTCGTTTTTACTAAATAGAAAATTAACATTAACTGATGACAATGTAATTCTTCTAGGAAGAAAAGCTGAATGGTTTGGGTGTTTTGGTGTACAAAGTTATATTAATCATAATTTTTTATCTAAAATAGTAAATAAATATAACTTATTCACATTATTGGATAAGGTAAATTCTCGTGCAGATAGATGTTGTCTAGAGCGAATTTTCGGTATAATATTTAATTTAGAATCTTCTATCACAAGAAAATATAAATCATTATTTGGTAGTATTCACAATTATAATAATTGTTTTAATTATACATATGACAATTATAAGCACGACGTAATTTTTAAACAAAAATTACCGAAAAGTATTATCAAGGTATGGAGTGGACGCTAATTTCCACCTTTAGAAAAGGTCGAGCCAAAACGCAAAACCTTTTTCCACGAATTTTTCTAATATCGTTTTGGATTGCGCGTTTTATTTCAAACGTGAATGTTATAATGTATTTAGTTTTACCTTTATAAAACGGTAAAACTAAAAGTACTGCTTTTTGGCTCCACCTTTTCTAAAGGTGGAAAAGGTGGACTAGAATTCAGGGTTATTTGTAAAAACTGGCGTTGTACCACCAATTAATTTATCACCAGACTGAATTACAGGCTTTAATTGTTCTAATATGAAATATCCAGAAACAACACTAAAATATACCAATAAAGAATCTCTTATCAATAATTTTAATGGCTTACTATCTTTTTCAATATATCTCATTTCAATGAATTTCACAATCAAAAAAATAATAGAAATAACAGCGGCTATTATAAAAATATTCTCCATACTATAGTTAGTTTTATTAAAATACTAAAGCACATTCTTATTTCTTTTTAAACGCAATTTTGCGTCTTGTAATTAAATAATTTATATAAGTAATAAAATATAATAATTATAATATTATTAAATTCAATCTAAAATTTCTATGTCATCAATAATTAAATCAGGTAGTGTTTCTAATTCCGGTTCATTTATTACATGAACATCTAGTGCATCTAAACTTGCAATTTCATCTGATATTTTCAATTTTGTAAGATTATTTTCTCCATAATCATCATCATCGTCAGTTTCAAGTTTTCTTTGATTGTATCTTAATTCGCTAATTTCTTCTAATCTTTCTATATCTTTTGGAGCAGTAACTCTTTCTTCCTTATTATTTTGATCTTTTACTAAATCAACATCACTAAATGATAATTTTGAACTTGATTCACTACTTGATCCTGCAACTATATCAACATCTAGTTTTTTTTGTTCACCTTCACCATTTCCATTTATGTCAGCGTTTTTACTATCACTTTTAACAGGCTCATGTATATATTCTTCTTTAACTTCTTCAACGACATCTTCTTCCATTGTTTCATCCATATAAGCCTTTAATATTGCTTCAACAGGTACACTTTCTCTCAGTGAATTTAAAATACACTCTTGAACTATTGTTTCCATCTCTCTATTATGTTTTTGTATCTGTAATGGAGATACATTTGATTCAAACAAGTAAACATTTTTATATAATTTTCTTGCAACATTAATATATACTTTGTGAATAAAATCATCCAATTTTGGGATATTAATATCTATTTTTTTTTGTTTTTGTCCTACCCTCATAACAGTCAATATTTTCAATTGAATAATATGAACACACGTTATTAAATCTTCTAAATAGGCGCATCCAGATTTGTCACAAATTCGTTTTCGCTCATTTTCAATAATGGTTGCATTCCATTTTGGAACTCTTGTAATAAAGTTTTGAAATGTCATCAAATATTTTTCCATCTCATTATTTTCTTTACAAAGTTTAACAGCTTCATCAAAAATTGATTTATAACCATCAATAATTAAAGGTGTTAATATAGAAATTAACCGAGCACTCCATTCATTTCTACTTTCGTGAAGCGTTGATATATTAAAATCATCCATTATGAGTTTTATTACATAAAAGCAATATTTTCTAGAGACAAATCTGAACTCAAAAACAAAAAATTTAAAATAAATAGTATTAACAATTTCTCATTCCTAAATTCTTTCCTTACTTTATTATATGTAATCAATAATTCATATTTTTTTTCATTTGATATTTTGTCTACTAAAATTTTATTTGTTTCTAAAAGCTCAATAATATCCATTGCACTATAACCTTTTTCATATAATTTTAAAGAAAAATTGATCAAATCACATATCTTTAATTTTTTTACCATTGTAGTAGCGTCTATCATTTTTTTTAGTTTTTCTAGATGCTGATATCTTATTTCTTTCATTTTGAAAGTCTCGTCAATGTTGTATTTGTACAGATTAATTATTTTATTATCATATTCTGGTTCTGGAACATAAATTTCACAAAACCTAGATAAAATAGGTTTTAATAAATTATATTTATCTTCAATAATAATAAAAAAACGTGTATTATGACTAAATAATTCAATACATCTACGCAGTGCTGATTGGGCATCCATTGTTAATTTATCAGCATTTAATAAAATTATGCTTTTAAAAATGTCCCCTCCATTACAATTTATATGAGTTTTTGCAAAAAATTTCAATTCATCGCGAATAAATTTTATCCCCTTACCGTGTGCACAATTAACATTCATTGTAAATGTCTTTATTTTATCTTTATCATTATCGTAAATTTTATGAATAAATTCATTTACGATAGTTCGTTTTCCACTACCTGATGGTCCATGAAAAATAATATTTGGTATTTTATGTATTTTGTGAAAGTAGGCCAATTTGTCTTTTATAGTTTGATGTATATTTAAATTTATTGTCGTCATTGATATGAATTTTATAAAAAATATACAATATTAATAATATTATTGTATATTTTTTATATGTTATTATAACTTACATATATATATATATATATTATTTCATAAAAACCTGATAAAATAGATAAATTATTTAATTAAATTAACTTAAAAACATAATGATAGTATGATTATTATAAAATGTTACGTCGTGGTTTATGCAGTGTAAATTCTATGATTAAAACTTCAGCATTGAATGTTTTTGAAAAATCTTGTTATCATAAAATTGATTTTAAAATCAGTGAAGACGCTCCGGTAAAAGATGCTGTCAACCGTTTTACTGCGTTTAATATTGGTTGTCTTGCAGTAATTGATAAAAATAAGAAAGTTGTTGGTGTTTGTTCGGAGCGCGATTTTATTTCCAAGGTTGCATCTTGTGAAAAAAATGTTACAGAAACAAAAGTTAAAGAAATATGTACATATACACCAATTATTATCGCAAAAAAAGACGATTCGTTAGAAACATGCATGAATAAAATGATGTTTAAGGATATACGTCATTTACTTGTTGTTGACGACAAAAACGAAGAATTTATTGGTATGATTTCAATTAAAGATTTAATTAAAGAAATTATGAAGAAGAATCATGATGTTGTTACTAGACTAAGTGATTTTAAAATGGGAAAAGGTGGTTATTTTGGGAGTGAATAAATAAAATATCATAATCATAAAAATAATATTTATTTGAAGTAAATATTATTCAACTTTGCATTAATATAATAATCCTAAATTAAACAGCATTTGTCAAAGAAAATGTGTATGGATTTGAACGGAATGCATTCAATATATCTGGTTGGATTCTATCACAACCAATACATTCGTTATAATATTGAGGTGCTTTAATAGCACCGTATGTATTAACCGATGGTGGTCTTTGTGAAACATTGGAGTAGGCAGGATTAACTCTTCCATCTAGTCGGTCTGTGTCGTTTTTAATTGTACTCAAATTCATTTGTTGATTAAAAATTTGCGTTCCTCCTTGGTTTGGTCTGTTGTCAATTGTAGCCGATTTAATATCATTATTGTGTTGCATATACGCGGATTGATAATTCATATCACCGTATTGTGTTGCTTGACCACCAGCAGTTCCAATATAACTTGAGCTAGTAGTATCTCTCTGAGTCAAATCCATTGGAGTATAATTATTAACATATAAACTCTCTTTTTGATTATTAATATTGAATTGTGGAGCATATAAAGTTGTTTCTTTAATTGTAGTGGTTGTCGTATCATTTGGATTATTTACATAACTCTTAGGAACACTAGGAGCCACATCACCATAAACTCTAACGGTTCCCATAATTTCTTCCTTTCGGGATGGTCTTAAAACATCCATAAAAGGGGCAATTACAGCGCCAATAGCACTGCTAAATCCACTTCGCATTGCATCAGGTTGTTTTATACTGGATCTATGATTAGGCATGATACCCTTGGTTAAAATTTCAATTCTTTTATCACCATCCGTGATTGGTCCGCGACCAACTGCTGTAGAGTGATTTATATCATTACATGGTAGGTTCACTTTTCTACTTGGTTCAAAATTAGATGGGGCTACTGTTGCTTGTCTGTCTACAGCACCAGCAGGTCCTAAATAATCAGATGAAATATCACTTCTTTTGATAACACCCATTTCTTCAATTGGTCTCAATCGTTCACCTTTTTCTGCACCATTTGTGGTAAACCAACGATCCTGTGTATTAATAAAAAAAGTATCAGGTCTTTGTTTTTCAACACGTCCTAAAAGTCCAACGTTTTTAATTGTTGATTCGGCTGGACCTTCATGATTTGTTAATTCATACTCCAATTTTGGGTTTGTTGCTACACGAAGTTGGTCAACCGTATAAGGCAGCCACTTTTCACGGGCTTCCATACCAGAATTAAACCCATTACTTCCATTTACACCATAACCTTGATCTAACCCAGGACCAACTAGAAGTGAATCAAATGGCTTAACATGGTTGTTTTTCATTGCAGGATATACACGAGATTGATAAAAATCACTGTTATTTGGTGTTCCATATGCCCAATTCATATTAGCCTCAGGTTTAAACAAAGGAGCTTGTTCAATTTTTTTTATCGTTTGGGAACTATTACCCACCATATTGTCTAAAATTACTTCAGCGAACTTATTAGTAAATGTATCACTTTTTACTTTTCCTCCATTAAAGGGCACCATATTATTATGTTTAAACTGTTCAGAATCTAAATAATTACCAGTTAATGAATAAATTTGTTGAGGATCACGCCCTACACTGATTCCTTTTCTTACATTTTGCTCATAAACATTTTGGTCAAAATACTTGTCAGTAGCTGTATTTGGATTTGAGTATTTATTTACAGTATCAACAGTTTCATTGATATTTTCAACAGGAAAATTTTGAGGTGGAATAATATTGTTAGGTAAATAATTGACATTCCTTCCCATATTCGTAAAATTTTCTTGTTGTATTTTATTTACCATTTGGTTTTTGTTTTTATTATCATTATAATTTTGTTTAGTTTGATTATTTTGATTTGATATTACATACATTCCACCTAATGCTATTAAAGGAATGGCTATTTCCATAGGTTATATTTATATTATATTATATATAAAAAATTATAATATAATTTTAAAATTTTTACTATATTCATTAAATATTCTAGAGTGTTTCATTTTTAACATTTTGACATGAATTTGTTGTACTGCAATTATTTGGTCCACCTACGTATGTTTCTTTAATTAAATTGAAACTTGTAGGTAAAAGATTATTTGTTTGATTTATTACACAATCCCTTTTCGGAGTAAAATAATCTTTTTCTAAAATTCTTGTACTTAAATTTGCTTCAAATGGAAAACAAGTATTTTCTTGAGGATTTAATGGAGGATAATACCAATCAACTTGTTCTAAATCACGATACCACCAAGCAGGATTAGTTGCCCTAGATTGTTCAGTATATAAATTATTGCAACTAGGATATTGTATTGCTTGATTCGGAACATTGTAAGATTGATAATTATCTTTTCCTAAACAATCTCTACTTAATGGTTTATTCACACCCATTAAATCACTTTCCAAGTTAATTGTATTTGTTCTAAGATTCGCGCCCCATTTTTGAATTATAATTTGCGGATCTTCTATGTAACAAGGATTTGCGCCATTTCCCGGTACGTCTAATATATATCGCCCGGGTCCTGTCGCTTGTTGTAATTGTTTTTTTGTTCTACATGGGTCATAAAAAAATCTTGTGCAAGCCATAATTATATTATTAACGTTATTATAATTATATTATATTTTATATTTTAATAAAAATACAGTTTAAAAATATCAAATTATTATTAATTTATAATACCCATGTCAGGTCCTACATTATGTTTAAATATGATTGTAAAAAATGAAAGTAAAATAATAACAAGGCTATTAACATCGGTCTTACCTATAATAAATTCTTATTGTATTTGTGATACAGGATCAACAGATAATACAGTAGAATTAATTGAAACATTTTTCAAAGAAAAAAATATTCCTGGTAAGATTGTATACGAACCTTTCAAAAATTTTGCACATAATAGAAATTTTGCATTAAAATCATGTATCGGTATGTCTGACTTTGTATTGTTACTAGATGCTGATATGATTTTAGATGTAAGAGAATTTAATAAAGATAAATTGATAAATCACGATTCTTTTTATATTCTTCAAGGTAACGAACGTTTTTATTATCAAAATGTTAGAATTGTGCGTAATAACGGTTTATATAGTTATGCAGGTGTAACACACGAATACATTAATACACCTCCTAATAATAGACATAATTTATTTGATAAGAATGAATTGTTTATTATTGATATTGGAGATGGGGGTGCTAAGAGTGATAAATTTGAACGAGATATTAGACTATTGACTCAAGGTTTAATAGATGAACCTAATAATGAGCGTTATTATTTTTATTTGGCTAATAGTTATCATGACAATGGTCAGCATGAAAAAGCAATAGAATCATATCAAAAAAGAATTGAATGTAAAGGCTGGAATCAAGAAGTGTGGTACAGTTATTATAAAATGGGACATTGTTATAAACAATTGGGTAGAATGAATGATGCTATTTGTTGTTGGTTGTCAAGTATGGAAGTTCTACCTGATAGGTTAGAAACAATCTATGAAATTATACATCATTACAGAAATGAATCTAAGAATAGATTAGCATTAAATTTTTACAAGATAGCAAAAGAAAAATTGGATAAAAAAATCTTCCGAGATGATTATTTATTTTTACATAATGACGTTTATACATATAAAATATTTTACGAATATTCAATTTCTGCATATTATCTGGATATTAAAAATATTAATGATGAAATAGTTGAAATTTTGAATCATTCACATGATGGTAGTATTAACACTAATTTATTTCAAAACATGAAGTTCTATAAAGATATTTTAGTACCTAAACACATTTATGTTTTGGATAATAAAATGAACATAGAAATTAATGGTGAAAACACAGAATTTAATTCTTCTTCTAGTTGTTTAATTCATAAAAAACAAAATTACAACAATAGTAATTTTAATAGCGGTGAAAATGATTCTAAATACTTGATGAACATACGTTTTGTTAATTATTACATTACAGAAACCGGACGCTACATAAATTGTGAGAAAAATATTATTACTGCTAATAAATTTATTGAATTAGATAAAGATTTTAAAGTTATTAACGTTAAATGTTTTGACATTGATTTTGATGGTAGACAATATATTGGAACAGAAGACGTGAAAATTTTTAATGACGTTAGAAGTGATGATGTTTTATTTATTGGAACAGGTTTACATCAAAATAATTTTTTAGGAGTAGTATCGGGTAAATATGATATTTTCAATAAAACCAACAAGATAACTCCTATTGAAATTACACAACATTTTAATCAAAGTCAATGTGAGAAAAATTGGGTTTATGTTGACTATGACAATTCTAGTCACATTATTTATAAATGGCATCCATTGCAAATATGTAAATTAAATGATGATACTAAAATACTTGAACTTGTTAAAAACGTAGAAATGCCCAATATTTTTACACATGTTCGCGGTTCAAGTTGTGGGTTCAAATATACTAAAATGATGACTAACAATAATGGTAATATAGTTATTACTTATGAAGAAAGTGAATTATGGTTTGTTGTTCATTTGGTCTCTTATGAGAGTCCAAGACATTACTATCATATGATTGTTGTATTTGATGAACATATGCAATTATTGAGATACTCAGCCCCTTTTAAATTTGAAGGAGAACCAATTGAATACTGTTTGAGTGTTGTTGTTGAGAACGAACGCGTTTTATTGAATTATAGTACTTGGGATAGAACAACCAAAATTGGTGTCTATGATAAAGAATATATTGAAGGATTATTGAAGTATACACCATTGAAGAAATAGAACAACGTTAATTGGTTATAATATATTATATTATATTTATTAAAAAAATAATATAATATAATTTTTTATTACTATAAAAGTTTGATTTTTTTTTATTCTATTTTATTTTTTCAAAAAAGTTTTTATAGTTTTTATTTCATTTTCTAATTCCGCGTTTTTCTTTTCTAAAATTGAAAAATTATTTTTCAAAATTTTAATTTCATTAACTAGTACTGGGATTAAACCAATATAGTTGACTTTTTGAAGTTCATCTCCGTCTTTATCTCCACAAACTAACTCTGGATAATATTCTTGCAATTCATGCGCTATAAAACCAATGTCTTGGTTATTTGTTTGTTTATTTACATAGGTAACAGGTCTCAAATAATCTACGTGGAATTGATTATTCAATGTTTGGACGTTTTCTTTGATGCGATAATCAGATGTTAATGCAACGTTATTTGCGTAAACACCAGATAATGCATAAAGATTGTTACAGTAAACATTGTTAAAAATATTTGGTATGGAAGTTGTGTAAATTAAATTATTTCCAACAGCAGTTTGGTATTGCCCTGACGATGATAATGATACTGAAAACCATTGCACATTTGTAGGCGCGGAACTATTTATTGTCCAAGTTTGACCATAATTAGAAGAAGTGTAATTTGAACCATTTGCAGTACTGCTTATAAAGATGCTTATAACAGCACTTTGGTATTGTCCTGATGAGGATAAGGATACTGAATTCCATTGTACATTTGTAGGCGCGGAACTATTTTTTATCCACGTTTGACCATAATCAGAAGAAGTGTAAATTGAACCGTTTGTAGTACTATTTATAACAGCACTTTGGTATTGTCCTGATGAGGATAAGGATACTGAATACCATAGCACATTTGTAGGCGCGGAACTATTTCGTATCCACGTTTGCCCATAATCAGAAGAAGTGTAAATTGAATGATTTCCAACAGCACTTTGGTATTGCCCTGATGAGGATAATGATACTGAATACCAATATACATTCGTAGGCGCGGATGTATTTCGTATCCAAGTTTGGCCATAATTAGAAGAAGTGTAAATTGACCCATTCTGTACAACAGCAGTTTGGTATTGACCGGATGAGGATAAGGATACTGAATACCAACTTACAGTTGTAGTTGTAGGCGCGGAACTATTTCTTATCCAAGTTTGGCCATAATTAGAAGAATTGTAAATACCTGCTCCATTAACAACAGCAGTTTGATATTGCCCTGACGATGATAATGATATTGATCGCCAACTTACATTCGTAGGCGCTAATGTATTTATTGTCCAAGTTTGACCATAATTGGAAGAATTGTAAATTGCGCCATTATTTACAACAGCAGTTTGATATTGCCCGGATGATGATAATGATACTGAATACCAATTTACATTCGTAGGCGCGGAACTATTTATTGTCCAAGTTGTATTACCAAATTGTCTCATATCTACTCCATCTGGAGCGTTTGTTGTAATGACTGTACTATCGGATAATACAATGGCTCCATTCATATACAAATTATTCGGGATTC